CGCTAAGTTGTGGTGATACAGCTAAGATGCAGGGTAAACACCCTGACTTCCCATTCAAACTATCATCAGATGCAATGGTCGATCTTCTGTTGCTTAAATGCTTAGACGCTCAAGGCGAAAAGGTATTCACACTAGAAGACAAGCCAATCCTTCTGCGCCAAGATATGGGCTCTATTAGTACAGTAGTAGGTATGATACTCGGTGTTACGTACACCGTAGAGGACGCTGAAAAAAACTAAAGAGCGACCCGCTAAGATCATGGTTATTCCGACTAGCGGGTCATATCGGCAAGACAGTTACAGAACTTGAGGATATGCCCTATAATGAGCTGATGGAATGGATAGCATGGTTCAAAATAGAGGCCGACAATGTCAGAGTTCATAACAAAGGTAGTAATAGACGGTGATGACCGATCACCAGCTGCCATAGCATCTGCCAGTAAGAACATTCAGCGATACTCACAAGTAGCCAGAGCCGCCAATAAGACGGTTCAGGCTTCTTCGCGTGCAGCTCGTAGTTCAATACAACAGATCGGTTATCAGGCACAGGACGTTGCAGTTCAGTTGCAAGCCGGTCAAAACCCATTCCTAGTATTATCTCAACAGGGTTCTCAGGTCGCATCTATATTTGGACCTGGTGGCGCTGTAGCCGGTGCGTTTATCGCTATCGCAGGTATAATTGGTATGAACCTTGCCCCAGCTCTATTTAGAGCTAAACAGGGACTAGAAGGTTTAGAAAATGCCCAAGATACCCTCAACGGGATACTAGACACTACAGTAGAGAAAGTTTCGGCTGTTTCTACTGAATACTCTAAGATGATGCGCTTTAGCCAGGGTCTAGCTAGGATCGAAGCTATTGTAGCCCAACAAGAAGCACTACAGGCATTAAAAGAAGCTCAAGATGAAGTCGTAGAAAGCGTAGAAGGCGCTGCTATGGGTATGTGGCGAGACTGGGGTCTAAATGCCCTGTCTACGACGCTAAATGATGTTAGTAGGGATTACGGTGTACTTCAAAAAGCTATCGCTTCTCCTAATGCAATGGCTACTCAGGCTAACTCATTCGGACGAACAGTAAGCACATTAAACGACCTGCAATCTGCATTTGGTATTAGCAGAGAAGCAGCAGGTGACTTGGTTGAGGTTCTAGCTAAATTCAAGACAGCTAGAACTCCGCAAGAATTTGCAGACTTAACCGACCAACTATACAACGTAGTTGATTCAGCCGGTCAAATGGACGCTGAGACACTAAGCCTATTTAAGCAAATGGGACGACTAGCTTATCAGTCAGCTAATACCATCGAACTGATGGAAAAACTGGAAGATGTTCAGACTAGAATAGCTGAAGGTAAACCAATTAAAACTGGTGAAGAAATCAAGAATGCTGCTGATGAGACTGAGAATGCTATTAGCACATTTGAGAAGTTAAAACGCTCGTTAGACTCAAACTATAACGCAACTAAAAACCTAGACGCTAATTTGACTATAATCAGCGCCTCTACTGCTAACGTAACTGAGAAGACGCGATTAGCTGGGTTAGCGTATGCGTCTTGGTTTGATGTTATAAACAAAGTAGACGAGAAAACAAAAGAGAAAAACAAAACACTAGATGTAGCGAAAAGCTCTGTCGAGAAGTACCAAGATTCTATAAAAGACCTGGCTTCATCCATAGATAACGCTTCAATGGGCGCGATACAGGGTATGGAAAACGCGCTTGTCGATCTAGTTAGCGGTACATCATCTGTAGAAGATGCGTTCCGTAATATGGCATCTAGTATAATTAAAGACTTAATTCGCATACAGATACAGCAGTCGGTGATGGGACCACTAAGCGGTCTATTAAGCAAAGGTATGAATGCAGCCGTAGGTTACATGACAGGTAACCAGTACATCACGGATGGCGGTGGTATGCCATTAGCCGACGGCAGTGGTAATAACTGGGATGCGTTTGGTAGTAACATATTTACTGGCGGTGGTTATACCGGCATGGGTGCTCGATCTGGTGGTATTGATGGTAAAGGTGGCTTCCCTGCTATCTTGCACCCTAACGAGACGGTTGTTGATCATGCCCAGGGTCAATCTCTTGGTGAAGGTGTTACAATTGTCCAGAATATCAATGTATCTACAGGCGTATCTCAGACAGTACGCGCTGAGATCGCGAACCTAATGCCACAGATCAGCAATGCAGCTAAATCAGCCGTTGCTGATGCTAGACAGCGCGGCGGTGGGTTCTCTAAAGCTATGGGTGCATAATGGCGATTACATATCCTCTAACGATTCCTAATCACGACTTCCGCTCTATGACTATGCGTATGAAACGCGTCGTAGGCGTAGCTGAGTCTCCGTTCACGCTAGAACAGCAGGTGTACGAGCACCAAGGCGCACGTTGGGAGGCTGAGATAACCTTACCGCCCATGACGCTAGACCAAGCCCGTGCGTGGGAGGCGTTCTTTATCTCGCTACGCGGTCGTAAGGGTACGTTCATCATGGGCAACCCTCTACACAATGTTTTAGTGACCGGCGTAGAGTTAGACGGAGCGGCAAGCACACGAGCCAGCGAGATTAGCGTTACAGGCGGTACAGGTCAGACGATCAACGCGGGCGAATACTTCCAGATCGGTACAGGCTTAGACTCTCGTATCCACCAAGTAGTAGAAACAATTACTATGGACGGTACAGACACGCTAACCATTGAACCGCCGTTACGCACCTCATACGCTGACGGTACTACCCTAGACTTTACTCAGCCCAAAGGCGTTTGGAGACTCTCAAGCAATGACGTAGAATGGTCGATAGATTCAGCCAGTATTTACGGCTTTACGTTTGCTTGTACGGAGGCGCTCTAAATGAGTCGATCACTCACCGCTAACATGACAACCGAGGTAACATCCTCGGTTTTGTCGCCTATAGTCTTAGTCGAATTAGACTTTGACGTTTACCCGCTTAACATCTGGTCAGGTATTAGCGACCTAAGCTGGGATTCTAAGACTTGGACAGGTGCAGGTAACTTGCTTTCCTTCGGTTCACTAGAAGAAACGACAGAGGTGCGGGCACTCGGTACTAGCATTACCTTGTCTGGTCTTAACTCTTCGATACTAAGCGCAGCGTTATCTGAAGACTACCAAGGCCGTAAAGCGACGATCTGGTTAGGCGCTACTGACGAGACAGGCGCAGTTATAGACGACCCAATTATCGTATTCGGCGGTCGTATGGACGTTATGACAATCAACGAGAACGGCGAAGACGTAGCGATTAACATCACTATAGAAAACCGTTTGATCGACTTCGAGCGCACTAAGGTGCGTCGATACACTGACCAAGACCAAAAGATAGACTACCCGAACGACAAAGGCTTCGAGTTTGTCTCAGCTATTCAAGACAAAGAGATCGTATGGGGGCGTAGATAATGGGCTTTTTCTCTCAGCTATTAGGTGTCGCTCTCACCGTAGGTATCGGTTTTATGATGCCCGGAGCCGCTGCTTTCACTTGGGGCGCGTTCTTCCAGAAAGTCGCTATCAACATGGTACTGAGCTTTGCGCTATCTGCACTCGCTCCAAAACCTCAACAGCGCGAACTAGAAGACAACACGGTAACGAACCGTAACCCTATCGCATCCCGCAAGCTGGTCTATGGTAAATCTCGCGTAGGCGGTACGATTGTCTTTATGGAGTCTACCGGCGATACGAACGAGTATATGCACCTAGTGATTACTTTAGCTACGCACGAGTTAACCGCTGTAGACGAAGTATACTTCGGCGACGAGAAAGTCTGGGACTCAGGTTCCATGCAGGGTGATTGGGGCGACGTAGCCGAGATCACAGCGCACTTAGGTGCTACTGATCAGTTAGCGGATACTAACCTAGTCTCTCGCGTTACTGACTGGACTACAGATCACAAACTGTCTGGCGTAGCTTACCTATACGTTCGTCTCAAGTACGACCAAGACAAGTTTGCTATGGGTATGCCTAACATCTCAGCGATTGTACGAGGTCGCAAGGTATGGACAGGCGCGACGACTGAATACTCTACTAACCCTGTATGGTGTCTACGCGACTACTTGCTAGACGCAGACTACGGCATGGCAGTAGACCCTACAGAGATTAACGACAGCGCCTTCTCTACCGCTGCGGCTGTTTGTGACGAGACCGTAACTACCTCTGAAGGTACGCAGACTCGCTACACTATGGACGGTGTTATCGACCTGTCTAAAGCTCGTAACCAGATTATCGAAGAGATGCTAACGAGCATGGGTGGCGTGTTTAGCTACTCAGGCGGTCAGTTCCACATTCACGCTAGCAAATACTACGCGCCGACTCTATCGTTTAACGAGTCAGACATTACGGGCGACATCGCTATTCAGACTAAACAGTCTCGCCGTGATCTATACAACGGCGTTAAAGGTGTCTTCAACTCTGAGGGCGACAACTACGTAGCGACAGACTACCCACCGGTTATCTCTGACGACTACGTGCTAGAAGACGGCGACCCGCTGTACCTAGACGTTAACCTACCGTTCACGACTGACCCTATCCGAGCGCAGCGCCTAGCTAAACTTATTCTGCTACAGGGCCGACAGCAAATCTCTGCGACTATCCCGCTTAACATGAAGTCGTTACAGGCTAAGGTCGGCGACTTTATTCAGATTAGTAACACACGCTTAGGTTGGGATAATAAGGTATTCCGCGTAACTAACTACGAACTAAGTGTCGATAACTCAGGGATTATCGGAACTAACCTACAAGTAGTTGAAACCTCTGCGGCTATTTACGACTGGTCTACTGCTGACGAAACCCCGTTTGTAGCGGGCGCAGCGACAAACCTACCGGCTTATTACACTGTAGCCGCTCCGTCAGATTTGACTAAAACCGCGGGCTCTCTCGTCCATGTAGACGGGACTGTACTGTCTTACATAGATTTAGCGTGGACGAATAACGACGCTTTTGCTACTTCGTTTGAGATTCAATACAGAAAAGCGGGCGAGAATTTCCGTTCTATACTAACTAGCAACAGCTACTATAGGTTAGAGAACATAGAAGCGGGCGGTAACTACGAAATTCAGGTTAGGGCGATTAACCGAGTAGGCGCACGCTCTGCTTGGGTATCAGGTAGCTTATTAGGCGTAGCAGACCTAACAGCACCTAGCGCACCGACTAACGTAACGGCTCAAGGTAGTTACGGGGCTATTACGATTCGATGGACTAACCCAGCCGACACTGATCTAAGACAAATTCAGGTTTGGGAGAGCGACACTAACGACTCAGGCGCGGCTTCTTTAATCGCTTACTCTGGCGGTAGCGAGTTTTATCGGGGTAACTTAAACGTAGATACCACTAAGTTCTACTTCTTAAAAGCTGAAGATTACACGGGTAACACTTCAGCTTTTAGTGCTTCGGCTACAGCTACCAGCTCTGGTGTAGACAGTGCCGATTTCGAGGGTAACGTCCGCGACCTATTCTTAGATCAAGACTTGGACATTATTGAGCCCGTATCTTCGTTACCGGCTAGCGGTGACTTTGTAGGCCAACAGAAGTTACTAACCACTGATGGGGCTCTTTACCGTTGGACTGGTTCGGCTTGGGTGCTCGCTATTTCTGAACCGGCAGATGGTACAGTTACCGCCGATAAGATTGTGGCTAACACTATTACCGGCGGACTAATGGCAACTTCTGGCATCATTACCAATTCGGCGCAGATTAACGACGCGCTTATCACTAACGCTAAGATAGAAGACGCGGCTATCACTAACGCTAAGATAGAAGACGCGGCAGTCACTAACGCTAAAATTAGCGGCGCTATCCAGTCTACTAACTACGCGAGCGGGTCAGACGGTTGGCAGATAGACAAAGCAGGTAGTGCAGAGTTTAACGACGTAGTTGTGCGAGGCGACATTGAAGCGTCTACCGTGTCACTAGACTCTTTGATTATAAAGCTAGATAACGGCTTTACTGCTCCGTTTGCTATTAACAGCTCTAACTCTATAGGCTCTAACGCAGAGGTTAGCACGTACTCAACGACTTTCTATTCTCCGTCTTACGGTACGTCGGCAAACAACGCGAGCAGAATGGCAGGCTTCCAAAAGCCTATTTCTGTTTCTTGGCGAGGTGCTCCAAGGGACGAGCAAACCATCACCGTCTTTCTATATGTATCATACAACGGCGGCGGGTGGTCAGAGCTGTATAGGGAATCTTCTGGTTCTGATATCCTAAACTCTTACTTATTTATACCGTCGACTAGCTGGAATACTGTTAGGCTTCGCGTTTATATGACAAACGTACTGAGCGGAAATACTCAATTCAGTATGATAAACGTGTAGAATAGGTTAAAAATTCAGAGGTTATTATGGCAACTATATATAAATTTGTGAGTGGCGACACTAGCCCGCAGATAAGCGTAACACTAACGCGAGAGAGCGGCGAAGTCGTAGACCTAACTGGCGCGACTGTTTATCTACATATTCGAGCTAAAGGTGCTCCTACTGTAACCCTAACTAAAACCGCTACAATAACTAACCCTACAGACGGCGTTTTTGTCGTAGCGTGGGTAGAAGGTGATTTAGACTTAGCTGCGGGTGCGTATGACGGCGAGATCGAAGTAGTAACTGACACCTACCGAGAAACAGTCTACGACCTTCTAGCTATCCATATTCGAGACGACGTAGCATGAGAATAACAACGGTACTACACGACGCGCTAGTCGCGGGTATCGAGAAACTTAGCTTAGTTTCTAGCGTATCTTATGACCCTATCCAGTTCGCGGCTGTCTTAGGTCGATTCGTTAGGGTGTTACCGTTACAAGATAGTACTAGTAGCTTAGACGAGTTAGCTAAGAGCTTTTTTAAGTCTCTGTCTGACGATTCTGCGGCAGTAGACGAGGCAGTAATAGCGTTTAGTAAGGTTATTATCGACTCAGCCGGTGTTGACGAGCAATCTGTTCTTTATTTCGCTAAGAGCTTGGCCGAATTCTCAGCTGCTTCTGACGAGGCTACTTTGACGGCAGGTAAAGGATTATCAGACGCTACTGAAACAGCAGAGGCTATTACTTTATCGTTTGATAAATTCTTATCTGATACAGTTTACGGTACAGACGACATCGACGGCGAAGCTACTATAGAAGACGATCAAGAAATACATTTCCACAAGGTAAGGTCTGAGGCGGCTTTTGTGGCAGAAGTATTTGATCGCGTGGTTCAGTATCACCGTAACTATAGTGACTACAGCACTACAACCGATTTAGCTTCATTAACGCCTAGTAAACCATTCACGGATTTGGGTAGCACTACTGATAGCTTCGGGCGAGTGGTAGAGTATAAAAGACCTTTTACCGACTCAAGTGGTGCTACAGATATAGCTGATAAATTATCCGGCAAAGTGAGTTCTGAGACTGCTTTTGTTGCCGAAGTATTTGATCGCGTGGTCCAGTACCATCGTATCTATAGTGACGAAAGCGCTACAACCGATTTAGCTTCGCTAAAGCCTAGTAAGCCGGTATCAGATTCAGGTAGCGCTAATGACAGCTTTAGTCGAGTGGTGGATTACAAAAGACCTTTTACCGACTCGAGCGGCGCTACAGATATAGCTGATAAATTATCCGGCAAAGTTAGTTCTGATACTTCAACAGCCTCAGACAGTTTTTATCGTCAAGTTAATTACATTAGAGGTTTATCAGATACGTCTAGCGGTTCAGACACGATAGTAAATCAAGTATTCAAGGTTCTGTCTGACGTAGTTACTGCGACAGAGTTGTTAGATTCTCAGCTTATTGTTAATGAGTTCCCTGTAGACTCTAGCGGTGTTAGCGAAACATTAGCCGCTGTTTTAACTAAGGTTTTGCGAGAAGAGCCTTTTACCACCGAGGATGTATCGGTTGAAATAGTTAAACCGCTTGCCGATGCTGCGACTGGTTCTGAGGTTATTGCTCTATCTTTCAGCACAGCACGAGCTGATAGTAGCACTATTGGCGATAATACCTTAAAATTACCAATCAAGAGTTTAAGCGATTCAGGCAACGCGTCCGACGCTGGCTCATACCGAGGTCAGGGTTTCAGCGACTTTGACTATTTCTTAGAAGATTATGTCGGATACTCTGGAGTATTTTAAATGATTAACGATAATCTAACATTGAAAGGTCGCGTAGCAATTGTACTTCGTGACAAAGACGGCAAAGTTAAACAGGAACAGGAAATCCGCAACCTAGTTGTAGACGCTGGCCTAGACTTTATCGCATCTCGTATGGGCGGAACATCTAGCGATGTAATGTCTCACATGGCAATCGGTTCTGGTACTAATGCGGCTGACGCTGCTGACACTACTCTAGGTACTGAGCTAGGCCGTGTAGCGCTAACCTCTTCTACTGTAACCGACAACGCTATTGCATACGTAGCGACTTTCGGTGCAGGTACTGGTACTGGCGCAGTAACAGAAGCGGGCATCTTTAACGATGCTTCTACTGGCGATATGCTATGTAGAACGGTCTTCTCGGTTGTGAACAAAGGGGCGGACGACTCGCTTCAGGTGACTTGGACAGTGACCTTAAACGCATCTTGATTTTAACCTAGTTAGAGGCGACGCCTATGTCTACCATTACCACTCGGGCGGGCAAAGGCTCGCCTCTCACTAACGCCGAAGTCGACGCTAACTTCGAGAACCTTAACGCGGATAAACTAGAGTCAGTCAGCCAGTCTGACGTAACTCAGCACCAAGCCGCTTTATCTATCACTGAGTCGCAGATCAGCGACTTAGACAAATACACTCAGCAAGAGGTAGACGACCTCTTATCCAGCCTCGAAGCCTACGCTACAGCCGCTCAAGGTGCTCTAGCTGATTCTGCGCTACAGTCTGGCGACAATGTTAGCGAGCTAACTAACGACGCTGGTTACGCGACTACAACCTACGTAGACACATCTATTTCTAACCTTGTAGACACTGCGCCTACAACACTAGACACTCTTAATGAGTTGGCAGCGGCTTTAGGTGACGACCCTAACTTTGCTACTACAGTTTCTGGGCAAATTGGTACAGCCCAGTCTACCGCTGATACGGCTTTGGCTAACGCTAACGCAGCTCTAGCTAAAGACCCTACGCTAACCTTAGCTGGGGACGCGAGCGGTTCTGCTACCTTCACTAACTTAGGCAACGCCACACTGACGGTTACAGTAGCAGACGATAGCCACAACCACACTATCGCTAACGTGGATGGTCTACAGGCGGCACTAGATGGTAAGGTTGATGACTCTCAAGTATTAACTAACGTACCAGCAGGTGCTGTATTTACTGACACTGTATATACTCACCCTACTTATAACGGTGATGATTTTAGTGTAGACACTGGACCTCTAACAGGTGCTACTGTAGTTTCTGACATCGACATCAATGTAACTACAGATAGTCTTGGTCACGTTACAGATGCTAATGGTGTTGTAAGTACACGTACACTAACTCTTGGAGATCTAGGGTACACTGGTGCTACAGATGCTAACAAGTATGTTCACCCAACCTATGCTGGTGACGACATCAACCTAGACACTGGCCCTCTATCAGGTGCTACAGTAATTAGTGACTTGGACTTTAACGTAACTACTGATACTCAGGGTCACGTTACAGATGCCAATGCTACTTACTCTACACGTAATCTTACGTACTCTGATGTAGGGGCAGCAGCAGCAAGTCACTCTCATAGTTACCTACCGTTATCTGGTGGTACTATGACTGGTAACATCATGATGAATGATGAGTACATAGATTTTAAAACTAGCGGAAACCCTGCATTACCCCAGATTAGAGGTTATCGTGGAACTACTGACCTTAACACTAGGCTATTAGAATCTGAAGGCGGTCTTGCTTGGACAACTTATGATTCAGGCACAAATAATAAACCTTCAGGTACAACTAATAATGCCAACGGTGTCCTGTCACTAAACACCCATGGTGGTTCTTATGGACATCAACTTGCCTTCACTAACTCTGGTGGTTTTTGGCATCGTAGTGAAGAGGCTGGTTCGGTTCGATCATGGGATAGAGTATTCACTGATACATACCACCCTAATGCCGATAAGTGGACAACTGCTAGAACACTTAGTCTAACTGGTGATGTTACTGGTTCTGTCTCTTGGGATGGTAGTGCAAACGCTAGTATTACCACTACAGTAGCTAATGATAGTCATAACCATAGCAATTATGTCGAGAAAACTTCAGCTCAAGCTTTACATGCAACTGATGCATTACGTCTGAGCTCAAATACTCTTTCTCTTTATAAAGGCGATGGATCTTCAGAATCTGTAGACCTTAGCCTGTACTTAGACGATACGAACCTCGCTCGACTTGTTAGTGGTAGCCTTAATGGTTCTACTGGCGTGGCAACATTTACGCGCGACGACTCTTCTTCGTTCACTATAGATTTTTCTCCGCTTTTCGATGATACAAACTTATCTCGAATTACAAGCGCTGGCTTTAATACCGCTGATGGTGTATTGACTCTAACGCGCAACGATTCGTCAACAGTTACTGTTGACTTAGATGGTAGATATGCGAACGCGAGCCACTCTCATAGTTACCTACCGTTATCTGGGGGTACTCTTACTGGCACAGTAGGTGTTCAAGGAATTAGTAATTCTATTAAAGTAGGTGATATTACTGCAGATAACTACACCGAAATAAAACATACTAATGCAGACGGTTATGGTTTTGACTTTCAGCATAACAATGCATCTGTTGTTTTAAATCAACAAGGTACTACTAATGAAGTAGTAGTTTTAGGTGATGTAGATGCTGGAAATACGAATACATTATTTGGGGTAGGGCATAGTACAGATGGTGGTGCAAACTGGACACCTAAGTTTAACTTTAGAGGTGACGCTGAATTATACATAGGCTCTTCAGCTCAAAATAAAGTTTTCCACGATGGTTACCACCCTAATGCTGACAAGTGGACTACTGCTAGGACACTTACACTAAACGGTGATGTATCTGGTTCTGTAAGTATTGACGGTAGCGCCAACAAGACTCTAACAGTAACAGTGGCTGATGATAGTCATAATCACACAATAGCGAATGTAGACGGTCTTCAGGCTGCTCTTGATGGTAAACAAGCCGCAGGTACATATAACACTATCATTGGTACTGACTCAGATATTAATACGTCTGGAGCAACTATTATCGATAACCTGTACATGACCGATGGTGTTATTACGTCTCACGGTACACGTACTCTTACTTTGTCTGATCTAGGGTTTACTGGCGAGACTAACGCGACTGCTGACCAGACAATCACAGCAGGTAGTGGTTTGTCCGGCGGTGGTACAGGTAACGTAACATTAAGCCATGCTGATACATCGTCTCAAGGTTCTGTTAACAACTCTGGTACTACCTTCATTCAAGACATTACTCTTGATACATATGGTCACATTACTGGTATTGGTTCTGCAACAGTTAATGTTCCTGAAGCATTTCCTTCTGGCACTGCAATGCTGTTCCAGCAGACATCTGCACCTACCGGTTGGACTAAATCAACAGCGCATAATGACAAAGCACTTCGTGTTGTATCTGGCACAGCAAGCTCAGGTGGTAGTTCAGCATTCTCTACTGCATTGGGCACGCCTACAGTTACAGGTAGTGTTGGATTATCAGGTAACTTAGGTGCAGGTAATTTGAGTGTTAGCATGTCAGGTAACATTAGCAATACAACACTTAGTGTAAATACTATACCTAGTCACAGCCACTCGGAGCAAGGCGTCGGTTTTACGAGTCCTGCGGGCAGCGCAAACTCTATGAACGGTTATTACGGTGGTTACGGTAGACAAATTGGGCGTAATACTGGTTCTAAGGGTAACAATGGAGCGCATGGACACTCTCATAACCTATCTGGTACGTTGAATGGTTCGCCATCTGTAGGTAACTTGGCAGGTAGTCTATCAAGCGCAACAGCATCAATTAATGTACAATACGTAGACATTATTATTGCTACTAAAGATTAATATTTAAACAAGGGGCGGGTATGAAGTTGGAAGTTAAAAACAATTGTCCACTGAACAATTTTGAGCCATGCAAAATGTTTGACTGTGCATGGTTTGTTCAGATGCGAGGCACTGATCCAAATACAGGCAAAGAGGTTGATGAACATTCTTGCGCTATATCATGGATACCTATGCTGCTGGTAGAAAACGCACTTCATACTCGCCATACTGGTTCAGCGGTTGAGTCGTTCCGTAACGAGATGGTTAAGGCTAACGAGTCGTCACAGGCGTTGCTAAAGGCTACGGCAGAGGTATCAAACCTAATCCAGTTTAAGGATGCGTCTGATGTCTGATTTCATCGGCGTGTACGACAGCCTAGCACCGGATGACTACTGTGATCGCATGGTCGCAAAGCTGGATGAGCTACTAGAGAATTGCTCTGACAGCAATGACTGCGGTGAAAATGCTAACGGTGGTCTGCGTAACCGTAAAGATGCTAGTCGATACTTTGATCGTGATGCACAGGATTTAGCCGGTGAGACAAACGGCGTTCTCAATCAGGCTTTAGCGCTGTATCAAGATGAGCATCCTGCACTGGGCATGAATGACTTTTACTCTATCGCTTGCAAGGTGCAGAGAACGCCTCCTAAAGGTGGGTTCCATTTATGGCACGCAGAGCAAGGCGCAGATGGTCAAAATGCCGCTAGATGTCTTACATGGATGATCTACTTGAACGATACGCCTGAAGGTGAGGGTACAACAGAATTTATTGAGCAGGGTTTGCAGGTACAGCCAAGGAAAGGAACAGTAGTTCTATTTCCTGCTGCTTGGACACATACGCACCGCGGTAATCCTGTTTACACTTGTAGCAAATACATTGCCACTGGTTGGTATTATTTATCATAGGAGCGCATAAATGCGACTAACTATTATCCGAGATATGGGTCTTGTTCACGTAGATGGTCGTGGACATGATGAATTAGATTTAAGCTCAGTCCCCGCTGAAGTACATGCTGTACAGTGGGATGGGTCTGAAGGTGAGATTGAGTATGTCAGCAATGATGTACCAAACGAAGCTATCACAGCTCTACCTGCATGGGCTGAGTCTATTGCCAATGAACGTAAAGCGGTTATTGACGCAGAAATCGCTGCTGAAAAACAGGCTGAAGCTGATCGTATTGCATACGAAAACTCTACTGAAGGTAAAGCTGAAATGGCGCGAGTCGACCGTAATCTGTTAATTGCTCAGACTGATTGGTGGGCATCTTCTGATCTGACCATGACATCAGAGCAGATTGCGTATCGTCAAGCACTGCGTGACATTACAGCACAAGAAGGTTTTCCAGAAAACATTAACTGGCCTACTAAACCGTAAGGAATTAAAACATGGATGAGTCACGCTTTGACAGGATTGAACAAAAGATTGATAAGCTCACTGACGCTGTCACTAAGATTGTTCGAGTTGAAGAACAGCTCATCTCCAATAACAAACGTGTAGACCGACTAGAGTTGAGGATGGACAAGACAGAAGTGGGTGTTAACTCCCTTGCTGACAAGATTCGTGATAGCGAAGGTGTTAGTAAGTTTGCTGAACGTCTCTTCTGGATTGTTGTCACTGCTAGTGTTGGGTTTATGTTTTGGTTAGCGAGATAACTATGTTTAGCGTATTAGGTAAAATATTCGGCTCTGGTGATGTGATCTCAAAAGGCATCGACCTGATCGACAGCATGCACACTTCGACTGAAGAAGAGATTGCCGCCAAGACAAAAGCCCGCGTTGACCTAATGCAAGCCTACGCGCCGTTTAAGCTGGCGCAACGTGTTATCGCTTTCGCCTTTACGTTCGTTTACCTGGTGTGCTTTAGCATGGTACTAGGCTTCACGCTAACCGACCGGGTAGAAGACGCAGATAAGATCAAACAATTGCTTGAAGACTTCCAGATAGGGTACGCCATGTTGGTAATACTCGCGTTCTACTTCGGGGCTGGAGCTGCCGAAGGCGTACTGGCCCAACGAAAGAGTAAGTAACAATGGCTGACTGGGATAAACTATCTGAAAGAGACCCAGTCAGATACACCTGCCACAAGATGTACGACAATGCTCGTCAGCGTTCCAAGCGAAGAGGTTATGCGTTCGACATAACCACCGACTACCTGATTCAAATAGCACCTACATACTGCCCTGTATTCGGCTGGGAATTGAAGTATGGTAAGGGTCCACTTAGGCATTTTTCAGCGTCTATTGATAGAATAGAGCCTGACGAAGGTTATGTGATAGGTAATGTTCGCATTATCAGTAGTCTAGCCAATACAATGAAAAGCAATGCGTCGGAAGATGACCTACGCAGATTTGCTAAATGGGTATTAAGATGAATAACTACTTCTCAGAAGACGAAATGCGTTGCCAGTGCGGATGCGGTAAGTACGGCATGGACAAAGACTTTATGACTAAGCTCAACTACCTACGCGAAGTGTACGGTAAACCTTTGATCGTATCGTCTGGTTACCGTTGCCCAGATCATCCAATAGAAGCTCGCAAGCAGTCACCAGGCGCTCACGCGACCGGGAAGGCGGCTGATCTAGCAGTCAGTGGTTCTGATGCACATAAGATACTTTATCTTGCGTTAGAGTTTGGATTTACCGGGATAGGGGTACAGCAGAAAGGCGGTGGTCGTTTTATTCATTTGGATACGTGTAAGGCCGAAGAGGGTTTTGTTCGACCTACTGTTTGGTCATACTAGATGTTATACTAGCCTCAACCAATCTCCTCCCCTTGGTTGTTAGCCCGCATCCCACAGCGGGCTTTTTTTTATGCAGCGCGACCTAGATGTTCTTCAATGATGTTGATTTCGTTAAACAATCTCTCTAGCTCAACTGCCAGTTTACGGCGCTCATCTGGTTCAGCCATTGAGCGTTGCTCTTTAATGTGATCGATCATTTCTCGGTATTCTGCAATTCGATTTAGCCAGTATTCGTTATTCACCTTTTAATCCTTCAATAAGCACTGATTTTTGACCTTTATCCAGGCTCCACGTGTAGTACTTTTTACAGTCGCTACACAACAGCCTGGATAAACTTGAT